ATGAGCCGCAAGAGGCCTCCAAACCGAAGCGCAAGCCGTCCGCTTACAATAGAGCGTATTCTCGGAACTACAAGGCAATCAAGGCCAAGCACACCCTCAAGAACGGCAAAATGGCGAAAGGTTGGGGTGGCAAGAAGGGCCACATGCGAATCCTTGATCTCGCTCACAAGCAAACGCGCAAGGAGATGAACCGATGACCGAGGAAGCCGCCACGATCGAAGCCGCCGAACCTGCCGCTGCATCCAGTCGAACCCATCGGTTCGCCACTTGGCTCATGGAGCGAGAGGAGCGACGCCAAGAAAAGGAGTCAAACCTTGAAGGGCTGGTCCGGTTGAATGTCCTCGTCTCGTTTCTTACTCTCGGCCTCGTCGGTGGGTTTGAAACTGTTCAACTTGCTATCTCCATGATTCCCTACTTGTAGAGCAGCGTTCAATGTGTGCCACCAATTCTCAATGAGCCACAGCGCAGGCGCATGATACGGGTCACGAATCATGTTCTCAGCAGTTCCGCTGAGCATGTCCATCACGGTTTCAACGAGGATTTGCTCTTTTTCATTCATCCGTGGCCCTCCACATATCGCGTTTGGAGATTTTCCCGTTGCACTTTCGGCACTTCCCAAATCGCGGTTCAAACGCGTTGAACTGTACGCGCTCGCAACGCTTGCAGAACATCACGACGCGTGTCATTCTTCTTCCTCTTGTGCTTCGTATCGGCATGAACATCGGTCATCGGCACAACATTGCTCAACCTCAGCATATTTTCCGCCGATCGATGGCGTAAAGAGCCAATTCAACCGACATGTTCCGCACTTGATGCCGTGAAGTTTGGCTTGACCGAGGGCCGCATGCCATGGCACGATGCCCCAACCGGCACATTCTGATGGTTCATCCTTCGGTCGGCCGATGGTTCGTCCGCACATGCAGAGGAAAGTGTTGACCTTTGCCATCAGAACCGCCCCCAACAGATCGGACACCGGCCGTTCTTGTGCAACGGGTTGCACTTGTCTTTCGTTTCACCCCACACTCGTGCGGATTCCGGTGCAATGTGAAGGTGTTCGTCGCCGTCCTTGGGCGAGGATGACGCCTCGCTAGCGTATCTCACCAAACATTGCCGAACAAAGCGGCTAAAATTGGGCAATCGATCGGCGATTTTGGCGGTGTCATCGTCAAGGCTGATGGTTTTGTGTTTGCTCCCCATGGTCCTCCGATAGCGTTGCACTATATGTAGGTATGCATATGTAAGGCGTGCAGTAGCCCATCAGCATCTTGGGCCTGCAAAGCATCACGCCGTGGGGTGAGCCTAAAGGAGATTAAGGTGCTGGTTGGGTAAGCGCACTTAGTTTAGTTTATACACTATGACTTTCTCGCTTGTCGCATGGCCTTCAAGAAGACCTCCATGACGCTTAACCTCGGAGCAGACCTTGATTTGGTGGACGGCACGCCTGCCTCAAAGACAGTCAGCCTCCCACTCTCTTCTCTTGACCGGGAAATCTTTGTTGTCACCGACATCCAAATGGACACCGAGGCGTTGAGTGTCCCTGCCGCTCCCGGCACATCCATTTTGCTGGCTGGCGTGAACAAAACCTCCACCAATGTTGAAGGGATCAACAATCCCAACTGTCTCGGAAACATTCGCCGAGATGTTCAATCAACGGCTTTCTCCAGCGTGTTTCAAGAGTCGTTTTACCCTCAAGAGTCCTCCACGGGAACGATGGACGACTACATCGGCATCATCGCTACGCCCAACTTTGTCCTAGCCGGATCCTTCTCCACGACCGCGGGCGGTGCAGCAAACCGCAAGGTCTACTGTCGAATCACGGGCTACCGAGCCAAAGCCGATGCTGACACTTACGCTGCCTTGGTGACAGAAGAAATCAATCAATGAGGTGGCTGATTTGGCCGTCTCCAACGAGCAACTCATGGCCCTCCTTGCGGCAATGAATCCCGACATTGCTCCCGTTCTTTCCCTGTTGATGAACATGGATGAGCCGCAAGAGGCCTCCAAACCGAAGCGCAAGCCGTCCGCTTACAATAGAGCGTATTCTCGGAACTACAAGGCAATCAAGGCCAAGCACACCCTCAAGAACGGCAAAATGGCGAAAGGTTGGGG